AATTTCTTGCTTTACCAAAATTATCTGTAGGTACATAAGTTCCACTTCCTTTGGATGTTTCTAAAAGAGTTCCAGTCTCTAAACCTCTATCAAATTGTGGTAAATTTCCACTTGCTTCCGCTGCGGATCTACTTGACAACTCTGGTAAATAATTATCAGCTAGTCCACTAGCTCTAAGTGCATCTTTTGTTTTGTCTCCAAGCTCACTGAACCTTGCGGCATTAATTGTTTCAAGTGCAGTGTCTTGTCCAGTTTTCATTATACCACTACCAATACGACTTAATGTGTCACCAGTCGCATATGGGTTTGCTATTTCTGCACCTATGCTTTTACCAACTGACATTCCTAACTGCCCAGCAGACCCTTCTAATGCTTTTTGTGCCATAATTTCTTGTGCAGATAAATATCCAGGTGGTAGCTGACCAAAGTTCTTATACTTTTCCATCATGCTTTCATCGTAATCATCGCCTGGAATGTAACTTCTTTCACCAGTCTTGATCTTCTTTGCCCATTCAAATACTGGCATAGCCTCAGTACCATAGAGTGCTTGTATTTCTTGGTCGCTCATTTCAGGTCTTTGACTTTTTGTTTGGTATACCGAATAGATTATTGGGTCAACGCCACTTTGTGTTTTTTGAGCTTCATCTAAATTTAGGATATTTGAAAAAACTCCATAACCAAAGCCATCCTTTTCTTTTTCCATTACAACTTACTCCTATGTTATCTCTAAAAAACTTCCTATGATATGAAGTCTATCTGAAGCTCCAGCAGTTACTTTTAATATTTCGTTCTCCATTACAACTAAAGGTTGTGATAACAATTCTACAGTGGTGTTTGCAGATACTGCCTTTACTTTATATACACTAAAAACTGCACTGGCACTATCAGTAATTGTTAAAGTTATGGTATCATCACTACCACTATCATTTGATACTATAATAGATTTGAAGACAGAATTATGTGCCGCTGGTGCAGTATACAAAGTAGTTATGCTTGTGCTACTAAGATCAACCTTAACATTTTTAAAATTATTTGCCATTTATATATTACCATAATTTTGATTTGTTTCAGCAGATTCTGATTTTAACTTTTCAACAACAAGATATCCATCATCATCAGTTAAACTTGATTCTTTGATTTCATTGTCTTGTCTTTCTCCTATCACTAACCAACTAATTGTATCTGTGCAAGTGTTGTCTTGTGCTATTATTGTTAGAATATTACCATTTACAGAACCTTTTATAGCAGTCCAACCAGTCTCATTTGTAGTAAAACATTGTGTATCTCTATTTAACGCTACAAATGTACCTTCAGTCATTTTTGCAATTGTATCTATATTAACAGATGCAGTGCCATCAACCAAATCTACCTTACCTCTATAAATATTATCACATTTAGGACTTTCTACAAATGAGTGAAATAAATGATGTGTATTTTTTTTGGATTCTAAAGGATGATCTATTTTAAAAGAACCTGATGATTTAGATAAAGCACCAACGATGGTAGCAGTAAAACTTCCTATTCCAGATATAGAAAAACTTGCTGAATTATTTGCTATATATCCACCAGCATTATTACCACCAAATCTAACATCAAAGTCATTATCGCCTTGTTTCATATCTATAAATGCACCACTTGATGTGCCTTGCAATTCCATTGTTCCAAGTCCTGCACCTATAAATGATGCAGTAAGGTTGTTTGCAGTTTGATTTACTGTAAAATTTACACCTGAACCTTCAACAGTCAAATTATCTGTGGTTGTTGTACCCGTAACATCAATGCCACTACCATTGACTTTCAGATGTTCACTGCCACCTATTAAAAACATAAGCTCAGAACTAGAATTTTTTATTGCCGCTAACTGAACATCTGATGATGATGTACCATTTCCAAAAAAAATAAGTCTATTATCACTAGCATTAGGCGATGTAATACTTAAACCTCCACCATTAGCTACCTTCATAGCATGACTAATAAAAGATGGAAGTGTACTTGGGTCTATTCCAAGACCAACTTTACTAGAATCTAAAACTAATGTATTTGTTGCATTTCCCTCTTTTACAACAATAGGAAAAGAAGAACTATCTCGGTCATTAAATACAAGCGAACCAGTACCAGTACTCTGAGCATTGTCTGAACGTGTTTGAATAGCGTATCCTGCATTACCATCTTCAAGTAATAATTCTGCATATGAACTTGAAGAAGATGTATCTATTTTTGCAGTAGTTGCACCACTGCTTTGAACTGTTAATAATGAATCAGGACTGGCAGTTCCTATACCTACACGATTATTTGAACTATCTACCTTTAATGTAGAAGTATCAAAAGTTGCATCACCTGATACATCAAGTGTACCATTTATATCTGTATTGCCAGATGTAAGGGTAGATGTGCCATTATCAATATTACCAAATCCACTTGTTATTGACCCTGCATTTAATGCTCCAGTACCAGTTATACCAGTATAAGAACCACTAATTCTTGCACTTGGAACAGTACCACTTGTTAGATTGTCTGCATTTAAATTTACTAAATCAATTTCTTGATTGTTACCATCAAAGAAAAATGCTTTTGCAGTTGCTTGGTCTTCTGCATCTTGGTTAGATGGTTGTATTTGTAATTCTGAACGATTGTTTTGAAATTCTAAGGCTGATACAAGCGACCTACCCCATGCCAATAAATTTTGCTCACTTGATGGGTAAGGTAATCTAATCATCTTTCAGAGTCTTTCTTAGCATCCAATCTAAAATCACCTAAAAGCCATTGATCAGTAGTGCCATTACTATAAAATTTAACTGCTAACTGTCTGCCTTTTGCTCTTGTACTAATTTTATTTGTTTCACTTGTTACTTTAAATCCACTTTTTATTGTCTCAGTTCCATTAGGAAACTTCCTAGTTTTAAGATCTATAAATAAATTTGTGTCTTCTGTCATTGTTGCATCTGGTATAATTTTATCTACTAGAAATAAATTTTCCCCTGCAGTGCTTAGTTCAAGATCTCCAGTCTCTATAAATGCATCCATAGCATTACCATTATCTGTTGTTCCTAAATCATGATTATATAGCTTTCCATCTCCATCAAATGCAAATGGCGTTCTTCTGAAGCCTGATGCATCATGCCAAACATTTCTACTTAATGATCCAATAGTCCACGCCGCATCTTGGTAATTGTAAGTGACATAACTATCTGGCTCAGGGTTGTTTATAGTTACGTTAGCAGTGCTAACATAAAACCAAGTAACCTCATTGTATTTTTTGTTATGTGCCGCAAAGGTCTTGTCAACAAATTGCTTTTGCATTCTATCAAAGACAAAATATTGCACTGAACATGGTAGCTCTTTAACTGCTCCATCGTACACAAAGAAATTGTTTTTACCTATCCAATATACATCACCATCAACATTAGCAGACCCACTAAGACCAACTGCACCACAATTTACTGCTAATAATCTAAATGAAAACGTAAAGGGCGGGCCCGTAAATGTCATTGCATATGCGGCTTCATCAGTTTGTATAAACATTTCATCTTTTGTAGGTAACATACAAATTATTTTTTGACCTACCTCAAGTCTTTGATCCCCTGCAGTATTAGTTGATGTAGGTGTAAATACTGCAAAATCTTCTTGATTAGAAAATCTAACTAGCATTGGGTCAAGCTCAGTTGATCCTAATGGTGTCGCTCCACCAGCTATCAAGTGTCTATCTGGAAAAGATACTGCAATAGTTCTAACTTTTGTAGGTACATCTGTTGCACCACTTAGACTTGACACTAAAACTGCTCTAGTTCCTTCTCCTGCGGATGTATCCCAATAATAAATTTGACCATTTCTATTATTAGCTAATATATCTTCACCCCATAGGCTTAAAGACCAATTTGTTGCATCCAAGTTTATTGTGTTGGATGTTGCATCTCTTGCAGTATTCCAAGTGCTTTCACCCCATGCACCAACACCCCATCCTAACGCTGGATCAGCACTCTCAAAACCAAGACCTTCTGCATTACCTATAAGATATTTTATATCTATAGTAGTACCACCACCAGCAGATACTGTGCTACTTGCCGCTGATGGCACAGTAATAGTATAGGTATTTCCATCTACTTTTGTTATTTGATATCCATCTAATCTATTCAATGTATCAGCAGTTACACCTCCAATAGCAGTAGCTTGTTCTATGACTACAAAGTCTCCAGTACTTGCACCATGACTACTGTCTGTGACTGTCACAGTTGTGCTACCATCTGTTGTAGCTAATGGGTTTGTTAAATTTGATGATGTTTTTCTTAAAGGCGTAATATCATAGTATTGACCCCCTACTAAATTATATAAATGATTATGAGTTCCTATTACTATTCTATCTATACTATCTGTTATAGATCTCCAAAAAATTATCTGTTTTGGCTTTCCATATACGACTGTAGTTGATGAATCACCTACTGAACTATAATCCTCTTGTATCCATCCACCTAACTTTTCTGGAAATCCATTTCTAAATCTTACTAAATTACTATCAATATAAAAACTTGCATTGCCTGATGCATATTCTGTAATATCTTTGACCACACCTGGTTTTAATTTTAATGGTACAAATGGCATTAAGCTACATTCCTCATTCTCTCACAAAGTCTCTCTGCTCTGTTTGGTACTTGTTTTGCCCAGAGCGAATCTTCCATTTGAATTGCCGCCTCAATCCAGTTGGCATCCATAACTGCCTCATACATTTTCTTAAATTGACTTAATCTTGGTCTACCCATATTGAACATCATATTACATATGATCCTTTGTACTTCCTCTGGAAGATCGTCAAAGTGTTCATAGAGCTTTCTGCACTCTTCTATTGTTATATCTAAATCTTCAGCAAACAATTCGTTTACTCTTTCTACAGAAACTGGATCTCCTACCTCTAATTCGTTCTCTGGATCTGTAGCTCTACATAAATGACCCACGCCGCAAGTCTTATATCCAAGATGGTCATTATAGATCTCGTAGATAACTCCCTCGTCGGCTTTGATTTCTTCTGTTAATTTATCTAGATCCATATCTCTTTCTCACTGTAATTTTATGTTTTTTATAGAAATAATTACCAATTTTATTGAAAAATTTAAATAAACTCAACCAAAACCAAATCATTTCTTCATGTTTTCCCTAGCCACGCCTTTCGTTTTTTCAAATGATCTCATCCCGCCAAGTCCTAGTAACGAAAGTGTTAAAGTCATAAGTTCACCCGTATTAAGCTCTGGAAGCAAAACATCAGGCAGCCAGATTGCAGTTGCCCATTCTGCTATTGGCATAATAAAAAACTGTGTAAGTAAACCTAATGCACATATCCACATAATCGCTGGTCGTGCCCCAGCCACAAATAAGCTAGGATGTTTGGCTTGTTGTGTGTTTGCCTCTATCTGACCTTTTGCCAGTTCCTGGGCGTGTTTATCAGCCAACGTAGCTAAGTCATGAGCTAACTGATTTTTTTTATCTTTGTCTTCTATGAATTTGCCGACTAAGTTACTAACTGGCCCGATCAGTGCAGTTAACATTTTTATCCCCTTTTATTTTAAGATCCACATCTTGGACATTTCTTTTTTTCAAATTTGCTATCTATCCATACTTTACCATAGTAAAGAATAAATAACCACATGGTAAATAATACGCCTTCTACATAGCTTAAATCATTCCATGCATTTAGTACCATGTTTTCCATTTTAACCTCCCTGGTGGCAGTTCTTTGCACCTATACCTCATTGGTTTCCATAATGGGTAATATTTATAAACTTGTCTGCTAATTTCTAGTGCTCTATTTTTACAAGCAGATTTAGTTTCATACGGGCCCAGTTGATCCTCTAAAACTTGACAATCATTAGGCATACCTATTACACATATTGTTACTAAAGCCTTAAACATCACTTTTTATTCATAAAAGCAGATGCACCCATATATGCACCCACAATACCAGCGCCGCTAAGATAAAAAAGATTACTGATATCCGCCAAAGCCTTAACTCTATCAATATCCACAAAAAACATTGCACCAGTAAAAGCACCCATAGCAACCAAACTTGCAGTAGCCATACGTCTTTGTGCTCTCTGTTTTCGTAAATCATGTTCTAGAGTTTTGATTTGTTTGATATTGCTCAACTCGGAGTCGGATACAACTCCATCTCCATCGGCGTCATATTCATTATATACACTATCTTGTTGTAAGGTTTTTTTCATAAGATTCTATTTCCTCTGAAATTTCTTTAACCCTATGCTCTAATGTACTTATAGTGGTATATATATGCCCTTTACCAGAACTACCAGTTTGTGTTTTAAGATACGTTATCTCATCTTTAAGTGCCAATAAATGCTGAACTTTACTCATTCACCCAGCTTCTTTTTTATTCTTTTCATCTAAATGTTTTTCTAACATTTGTAGTAGGGCATTTTTTGCTACAATTTCTTTATCGTGTTTTAGTTTGTATTCTTTAATTTGTGAGTCAGATAAAGAAATCATTTGTAAATAATGTTGTTGCAACTCATCTTTTACATCTCTTGTATAGGTTTTATTATTTATAGTAATAACCTTATTTTCTTGTGTCATTTTATCCTCTTAACTTGGTTTTGTTGGAAATGTTACATTCGTTATAGATTGCCCATTATCACTAAGTTTTGGACTTGCTTTTGATGGTAAGTCTCTTAATGTTTGACGATAAGTTTCCCATTCTGTTTTCTTATCGCTTGATAAAGCATTGTCACTTGTCTGTGTCCAATCACTTTCTGCTAATAAAGCATTACGTTGTTTTCTTAAAATATTTAATGATACTAATCCACCATCTGCATAGGCATCTGTTATTTGTTTCCATGTAACACCAAAATCATTTGGGTCTGTTGAGTATGTGGCAGTGCCAGTTGAATCTTCGCCATTTACTCTTTTAAAGTTGGCATTAAATTTTGTCTCATTATCTACAACTATATCATTTTCTAATACCCAACCTTCTATTCCAAGAGCAAGTAAACTTTCTACAATTTTTTTATTTGCCATTTTGATATCCCTTAAATTTAAACTGTTTCTAAAAACAACATTATTGTTGATGTTCCCTGACTATGGTTTACATTCATAGTTCCATTAGTTTTTCTTACTTGAATGTAATATGTTGTAATAGCTGATATACCTCTGCTATCTCTTGCAATATATGCCTCTTGCCATCTTAGCCTTGCACTCTCTGCTAGAATATCATTAACATTTAACTCTGCTGATTGTGATGTGTTTGTTGCAAGTATTCTGAAATCACCTTGACCTGATGTACTTGAACTTTGTGTATCTAATTGAAAATTAGCAAAAATTAAAACTTTATCATTTGCATCATGTGAAATAGCTACTTGAACCACTGTAGTGTAACTAGTTCCAACACTCACAGTTGATGCAGTTGATGCAGTTACTGGTGCACTTTGAAACGGGCCCGATGCTGGTAAATTTGTTAAACTTGCTCCACTTCCACTAAATGTCGTAGCAGTACAAGTGCCAGTAATACTTACACCACCTGAAGCAGTAGATAATTTCACTACATTATCAAAAAATAGGTCTACTGAACTATCAACATTAGCATGGATCATTGCTTCGCCAGTATATTTTGAAATATTTACTTTAGAACTACCTCGTAAAATTAAATCCCCAGTTCCAGTATCATCTATATATGAGTGAGAACCATCATGGTATATTTCTAAATCACCACTATCGCCAAGTTTAATTTTACTATCATCACTTAATATTACATTATTATTAAATGTAGCAGTACCAGCATCTGACATATCAAGTGTAAGGGCACTTATTTCTGAACCACCATCATTGCCTTTGAAGATAATATCTTTATCTTGTGCAACAGATACAATATCAAAATTAGTTGAATTATTTGCAAGTCTACCAAAAGTTGTGCCACCATCTTTTAAAAAAACTCTGCCATCATCTACATCAATAATTAAATCACTTGCTATATCTAGTGTTAAATCACCACTAGATAAGTCAATCTCTGTTCCATCTATGGTTATATTATCTACAACAACTCCAGCATTTGCAGTAAGAACGCCAGTAACACCTAATGTTCCACCAACTGTGGCAAGTCCACCTATTGACACATCATCTGTTACAGTTAAATCATCTTGTACTTTTAAATCTACTACATTTAAACTTGCCATTGCATCAACAACTGCGGCACCACTTCCAGCACCATCTAAATACACAACTTTTGTATCACCATTAGGTATTGTGACAGTCGCTCCAGATCCTTGTTTAATTGTAATAGATTGAGATCCAGTAGTAGCGTTTTCAATATATTGTAATCTACTAATTGTATTTGGTGCTATTGTTAGTTCTCTAGTTGTGGATAAAGTTGCAGAAGAGGTAACCTTAAAGTACATTGATCTAGCTGGGTCTGTCGCACCATCTGCTACTGTAGTGGTAGCATTCGCATCAGAAGAAAAACAATCTTGTGTACCAAAACTTAAACCCTCACCAATCAGTTCAAGGTTTGTGTTAGTTATATTACCCCATGTGCCACTAGCATCTCCAGTGCCAAGTTCATTTAACCTTAAATCATTAACGTAAGTACTAGCCATGTTTTACTCCTAGTCAATTCTAATAATAGCATTTGCTCCAGCCGCAGGAAAAACAATTCTAAATGTTCCAGATGCTACTGTAAAATCTCCACCAAAATCTAAAACTGCTATTGCTTTATCTGAATTTGAATTATTATATATCAATGCACCTCTTGCAGTAAATGAAGCACTAGTCCATGTTGGATCATCAGCGTCAAAATGTGCAGTTGTGCCAGTAGTTGACACTGCTTTACTTGTTAATGCTACCCCACCTGCCGAGTACCCACTACCACTTATTTCGTTACTCGTGCTATATGCAGTAGTAGATGCACCTAAACTTGCGGAACTTGTAAATAAAGCAATTTTTATTGTATCAGCCACTAAATCGTGTTGTTCATCTAAAATTTCAGCCTTAAATGAAGTACACATTGCTTGTGTTATTGCCATTGTTAAATACCTCCTTCGTATTCTGCTTGATAATTACGTTGCATTTCTTGCTGAAACAATGCAATTGATTCATCAAATTGTGCTTTGTACAAGTTTACACTATCAGGTGCTTTTAAGAAAGCAGAACTTTCATATAGACAAGCAGACAATAAAACTTGCTCTGCATTATCTCCTACCCAATTATTTGCATTTGTAGAAGATAAACCAGTTTCTAAACCTATAAAATCAATTTCAAAAGCTAGAGTTGCAGAAGGCACTGGTGCTACAAGAATTTTAACACCTGAAGTAGTAGCCTTTTTGGTTGCATACATAAATGGTGTTCCACTTGTACTAGCATTTGGAGCAAAATCTCTTAAATAACTATCAACCCTATGTTTTAAAAAAATTACATCACTATCAGCTTTTGTAACTGCTACTTGCCTAATCATTCTAGCATTTGCAACATCGTACTCTTTTGTACCTATAACAAAATTGCCAGTTAGTTGTCTTCTATAACATGGCAAATTAGGCAATCTAGCAAAGATCATACTTTCTGCTTGTTTAATTATCTCTGGTATTGATGTAGAAAATTCTGTTCCATCATCTTCTATAAAGTTTTTAATATTAGTTTCTAATTGTGTAAAATTCATTTAATTACCCCATGTTCCTGAACCCCATGTACCTTCACCCCATGATATATCTATTTCAATAGAAACAGTGCCAATTGCCCCAGTTCCTGCTAAACCAGTCTCGTTAATTGATACTTGAACATTTGCACCATCTGTTTCTCCAAATGTGCCTAAACCACCAGTGCCTTCAACTCCAGATGAGTTTGATTCTAATTCAATTGCCTCTGTACCAATTGCTCCAGTACCAGCAACGCCAGTTGCATCAGCATCTCTTGATATACTTATGGTTTCAGTACCAGTAGCTCCAGTTCCAGCAACGCCAGTTTCAGCTATTTCAAGCTCAACCACTTCTGTGCCAGTAGCTCCAGTTCCAGCCACACCACTAGGATTTACATCTTGTGATATAACAATTGTAAAGCTACCAATCGCACCAGTTCCTGCCAGACCCGTTACACCTACACCCGCAGATGCAGTTCCAATAGCTCCAGTTCCAGATACTCCAGTCAAAGTTGGTGTAGATATATCTATGTTGACAAACCCAATAGAACCAAAACCAGCTATACCAACACCAATTTGTGATCTTGCAACTTTTGATGTAAAAATGTTTTGAGTAAAACCATACATGATAGTTACATTTTCGGGATCATTGTCCGGTCTAGGATTAAATAATGCAGTAGCGTCTACAACATTTTTGGCTGGAGTAAGTTGTGGGTGCTTTGGATCATACTCAGATGGCTCAACTCTAAGATTATCCCAAGTAGTTTTCAGTTGGGTATAAGGAACTTTTGCTCCACTTATATCGCTTATAGCTTGTGATTTTTTGCCTGATGCATATCTAGCCATTATCTTAAATTAAGTCCTGTGGGTTGTAATTTCAAAGAAACTCCATCATTGTCATTTGAAGATGCATACTCAAACGCCTCCATATACAATTGTTTTAACAAAGGAAATTTGTCTGGAGCAAACTTTACTGATAGTTTACTTGCTAACCCAGCACATATACATTCTGTCCAAGCGTAAGGTATATCTGTATCTTGATTTGATAAAGTAATATCATCTTGTTGTGTCATTGCCCAATAATTTAACCTATAAGTGCTTATGTCTGGGGTTTGCCACACAAATATTTTGTAGATATTATTAGATCCAGTCTGTCTACCTTTATCTAACATATATTGATTGGGTTTGCCAGTACTAGATTTGTTTGGTATTTGATTGTATTCAGATATCGTTACTCTATTTAGGATTGTATCAGTTCTAGTTGATTCAGCACTGTCATATATAACAACATCTAAAAAATCTAAAACACCCGCTGGTAGATCATATGAACTTGTACCGGCTGCCAGATTTAGTGTGTTTTGCGATACAGTCCAATAGTTTATTCCACGATTTGCCCATTCTGAAAAAAGTAAATTAAGGCTTCTACGAGCAGATATGGCTTGATCTCCAGACCTTGTCTGAATATCAAGTCCACATCTCTCATAAGCCTCAGTAATTATTTCTTCAACATTTGGTCTAAATGCTACTGTTCCAGATGTTGCCATAGCACTCTCTAATACTTTTTAGTCATAGTTAACACTATTTGATACGAATCACCCGCACCAGCACCAGTCGTAGTAAAAAATATATCACCAGTTCCATTTGTACCAGTTTGTTTTGTGTTAGGTAAACCACCTACATCTGTATAATCTACCTCACCACTTTGACCCTCATCAAGATTTAACATAATAATATCTGTATCTGCATCTGCTAAAACTTGTACAGTCATGCCTTTAACAACCCAAGTGCACTTTGTAATCTTGACACCAGTACATGAACTGCCATTGGCATTTTTTTGTAATGTTGAAACATCAACCTTTTTGACTGCAGATTCATTTCCAGTATCTACATATTGATATTGAAATGCCATTACAATTTGCCGAGTATTTTCAGAAAGAATGGTGCTTGAAGTTATATCAGCCATTTACTTCTCCTATTAAGATGCGGCGTCATAACCATGTATTGTTATAATTAATCTTCCAGCAGTATAAGTAGCATCAGTTGCTGATCCAGCTACTAAGTATAAATACTGATCTGCGGCTATTGTGCCTCCAGCTACTCTAGATCCAGCAGAAAGATCACCACTATTTATAATTTGTGTCTCTGTCAAATCTCCAATTGCACTATCTTCAACACCAGTTGCTTCTGTAGCTGAATATAAATCAATGTCTGGATCTCCACCCGCAGGTGTTTCAAAACACTCCATAGTAACACCAAAAACTACACCAGTATCTGCAGTTGTTACTCTACCTATGTAAGCAACTCCACTACCAGCCTTACCTATAATGTCATCTGCACCACTTGATGCTAATCCAGTTAAATCAATCATGATTGTAGTTTTAACTAAATTTACATTTGTGTCTGTGTCGCTTTTGAATCTCTCAACTTGTGTAATATAGGTTTCAGCAGTGCCTTCTATTCCAGCACCAGTTGCGGCTTCTGTGCCCATTTTGTTACCACTAATGATTGTAATAGCACCAGTAGTTGCATTTTTTGAAACTTGTTCAAATCCATTTATAGATCTAACGGGACCTGTAAAAGTTGTATTAGCCATGTAAATTCTCCTTGTCTTGGCTATTGTCTACTTTCGTAGTCAAGGTTAATTTTAAAAGAGAGGGTTTCCCCTCTCTTTACACTAGGTTATTAAGCGGCACCTTCTGTACCAAAAATTCCACGCCAATCAGTAAAACCAAAAGAATATCTTTCTCTTACTTTATAACGTACATTTCCAGTTTCAAAGTCACCTTCCATTCCCTTTTTCATAGGACTTCTTTGGAACATCTTTAAGCCATCTGGCACATCTGTCTTGATAAAGAATGCATCACTGTCAGTAAGTCTCCTCATGATATGGTAACCTTGAGGTAAGTAACCACCAGATCTAATTGCATTTATATCATTGTCTGCAGTTCCAGTTCTTAGTTGGCTCTCCAACAATCTTTCAGCTACGAAAGTATATGCAGTAGGAATAATTAACATTGTTCCTTGTGCGGCGATCCTAAGACCACGCTCATCTTTCATATCTGCGATTTGTATCAAAAGTGACTCTAATGAGGTTTCTGATAAGTCAGCCGCAGTTGCCAAAGTATTACTTTGATTGCCATTTTGAGTTGGGTGTGAGGTGCTTAATAATGCAACTCCATCACCACCAGCATATACACCAGCAGATGTAGCGTTATTTAATACAGTTGCGGCTTTGATCTCTTTGGTTGTAGCCATAGATCTAGCTAAAGCCTTTGTGTATCTTGATGCGATTGAACCATAAAGTCCATCTTCTTCTGCCTCTTCTGTTATTGAAAAAGCTAACGCTATAGTTTCATGCTGATATCTAGCAGTCCACTGTTGAGAAGCTGAGTCGTATGATACGCCAGCACCTTCTTCTTTAGTTGGAGCAGAACCAAATCCTGTCAACAATACATCTTCTTCAAATGCCTTTTGTGAAGTGTTTGCTTCAAAAACTGCTTCATACTCTGGTGGATAACTATCGTACTCAAGCCCGAACAAGGTATTTAAACC